ATAATGTGACACGCAGATTATGTATAAAAGACAGCGAGTAAAATAGTCAGTCGCGAGCTGGCTTTTTTGCATAGTCTGCATTATGAGAACCAAAACAGCATCGCAGATATAAGGCGCATTTACGCAGTAAATTGAAGCCGAAACAACAAAGCACCCAATAGGGTGCTTTTTCACATTTAAAACGAAGTTTTGTCCTAATTAACCATTCGCGAAAGCTAAAAAATACCCCCGTATTGTACTACGGGGGTAAACCCTTCTGAAAACACTGCTCTATAGCGAAATTATATAACTATGCTCTTGGTTCTTTTCGTAATTCTTCTCTATCTACCAATTCTTTTTTTGTTTCTTCCAGTTTGTTATCAATTAAATAGCGAATTAAGTCTGATACACTAACCATATCGCCTTTTGCCATAGAAATTTTGAAAGCCGCATTTTTAAGTCTTTCCCGTCTTGCATCATCAATCCTAACGGTTGTATCTCCCATAGATAAAGCCTCGTATATCTCAAAAGCAGTCATTATATCCATATCCTTGTAAATTTATATTTAAAAAAATGGCGTATACGTATTTACAATATTAAAAAACCGTGATTTAATTTCGCAAAATTTACATACATACAGATTTACAAGTATTACTTCGATATGGCTCAAGAAATAATTGTTTACTATGACAACGAACCATCAATAGGGGTAAATGCCACTTGTGAAGACTGGCCTCAAAGAAATGAATATTTCTCCTCCATGCCAGAGCTATTAAATTATTTAGCATATGAGTACGTCAGCGATTACTACAATCTCCAACTTGTAGAAATCACAAGTCAGAATTATGAAGAGCTTTGCGCAAAGGGCGTTTTTTATGCTGAATAAAAAACAACTGGCACAAAGAAAGCGCCGTAATCAAGTTTCATCGCTCATAATTGTTGATCATTTGGCTTTCACAATAAAATTATCTGCGACCGCAAAACTACATGAAGCCGGACAAGCTTATAAGCGATTGAAATTTGCTGAATTGCCAAAGCAAAAATTTAAAAAAGTTAAGTGCGTAGAAACATTTAATCAGCTTGTTATGGATTATCAAAGTGAACTTAGGCATATCTGTTGGTTACGATTCGAACAATTCATTGATAAGGTATGCGGATTCCGTCTCTCACCCCAAAGAGATAGAGGTTTACACGGATATTCATCATCTTACTCAATATTAACAAAAACAGGTAATCATGAAGTTGGTCTAGTTGGTATTGGCGGTAACAATGACACTATATATGTCCAGTTTTCCGGAACTGCATGCACAGATTTGTTCTCTAGGACAAGACCATTAAGCATGTCAACATGGCTCGAAGTCCTTGGTGTAACAACGCTTTCAAGAATCGACCTAGCATATGATTGTTATGATGATAATTACAACGCTGAATATGCGCTTAAAGCATATGATGATGATGCATTTAAAAACCGTCTAGGCGGGCGCAATCCAGAAATAGGAGACGCATCAAAAAGACGAGGCAAAATTTACACACAACGCATGATTACAGTAGGCAGTCGCACATCAAAGGTCTATTGGCGAATATACGATAAAGCACTAGAACAGAAAGTCACAAAATCATGGTGGCGTACGGAAGTAGAGCTTAAAAAAGCCCCGCTCCAAGCATTATCTAACCCTGCTGAATATTTCGCATCCCTAAACAAATACGCAAATTCTTTTGCTCTAGAAGCCGCTCCGAAAAAACCTATTTCGAAGACAAGGGAAACACTAAGCTTCTTTGGAAAAATACACTGGTTACGTAGGCAGGCAGGTCGTGCCATTTACGATGTAGTAGAAGCTTTTGACGGTGATTTGGAACAAGCGATTGGTTCCATAATAGGTCATCAAGGCGGTAAATATCATATTCCAGACGTGCAAAAGCTCGTCATACAACAACTAGCAATAGAGGGTCAGAAAAATGATTTTGAAAAACGTTACCGGAGTGTCTGATGTTCAAGGAACATCAGCAAAAAATGGGAAGACATATTCAATTGGTAGATTATTTAGATTGACACCAATGAAAGACTGGAAAAATGACAATGGCAGGGCACTTGTTGCAGGTTATGTCGCAGATGAAAGGGGCGCATTAGATATTGATTTATCAAATCAAAATCTTGTAGGTAAGTTATTTTCACTTGAAGAACATTTTCCTACAGATTTGGAAATCAAAGTTCAGCCGCATCCAGACGACCCATTGCGAAATATCATAGTCGATATTCAACATCCAGCTTTGAGCAAATAACAATGGAACTCACCATATACATTGGCATGTTTATCTGCGTCATGATGGCGCTTGGCTATATTGCTGGCGAGGCATGGCAATGACAGTAACAGAATTCTATCAAGCGCTTAATCCAGCGCTGTTAGCAACAATTTTATCAATTGGAACCACTAGCTTTTTAGCTGGATATCTGGTCGGTAAAAAAATAGCGGTATTACGCCGCGTCATTAACTCATCCGTTTAACCTTAGGAGAAAATTATGAATGTAGAGACACTACAAACAGCAATCGTAACTGAAATCGGCTCATATGGTGCGGTCGCACTAGCGATATTGACTGCCTCTATCACGCTGATGGTAGGCATCAAGCTTGCAAAACGCGTCTTCATGAAATCGGTGTAATTTATGAAAGCCCTACTAGCAACGGTACTTCTGTTGGTGGGGCTTACGTGCCACGCCTCCAGCATCTACGACAGCGCAACTTCACAGCAACCACAAATACAGTCCCAACTCGTCTACAAATTTGGCTCTTACAGTGCCATAATTGAAGATTATACATATAGCCAACAAGGCATTATCAACCAACATAACGAACAGTGCACAGTCGAACCCAACGGCACTTTTGAACGTGTTTTTGAGAGTTCACGACAGAACTACAATAATGCCGGTGTCATGACCCGGGTCTACTGCACATTTGGACATTATGAATTCAACGGCACGGAATATATTTATCAATATAGCCTCGAAACAGATGCTAGAGTTTCAGAACGAAGCATAGACGACCAGGCATGTCTCAACCCTCCTTATACACTCACCCACAATGGCATGTGTTATGACCCAACAGAACTTGAATTGCTCGATACCTGTAATCAGCCAAACATCATGCCAGCTCAAAATGGCAACGAACCACAAGTATGCTACACCAAGCAAGACGGCTCACAATGTTTAATGAACTATGAAATTATTGACGGTCAAAATGTATTCACTCAATCACTAGAGCCTGAATCGTGCTATCAAACCACACTACCAGACTACAATTCACTTGCACCAAATTTTAACCAGCCCACTGGTAACGATTGCCAACACATAGGCGGTGGAATCTCTGCATGCCCTGAAAATCCACTTAATGTATGCGACGAAAATGGCACTTGCCAAACCGGATGCGGCTACGTCGGTTTTAACGGTGTTGAACAATTTATATGCTTTTCACAAGATACTGATGGTGATGGCATAGGCAATTATGCTGATTTAGACATCGATGGCGATGGCATACCTAACACAGACGACCCAGACGTCGACGGCGATGGTATACCGAACGAACAGGACGACGACTATACACCAAGCGATAATAATCAAAATCCTATTCAGCCAAATCAACCTGTTAATGTGGATGTCACTGTCGACATAGACGAGCAAGCCATAGGTCAAGCGTTCGCAAATGAACTAATCGAACAAGTTGACTTCGATACGTCACAGGTCGAATCAGAAGTTGCGCAATCGATATCCAACGTCGATTCAGCAATTGACAATGTACTCACAAATGAGTCCTTTCAATTTCAAAATGTCATTGACCAGACAACAATAGCCAGCGATATGCAAGCGCTATCAGCCAATTTTGCTTCCACTCAATGCGCATTAGCGTTTGATTTACCGGTTCATACAGGCGGACAAATTCAAATGTGTTCATACCTTGAACCGCTCAGGCCAATACTAGGCTTTTTCTTTGCCATTGGTACCGCTTGGTTATGTTTTACCAGAGTCACTAATACAATCAGGGAGTCATAAAATGCCGTTACCCGCTTTTATTGGCCTTGGTGCTTTATTCTCAAGCATCATCACTGGCCTGTTGCAATTCTTCAGCTACATAGTTACCGTACAACTGAAGAAAATCGCCATTATTGTCGCTATACTCACTGCAGGCTATCTTGCTGTGAATACATTGCTGTCGTTGTTGGTGTCACAAATCCAACCCATTATCGCAACACAGCCTACTTTAAGCGCAACACTCGGTATGGTATTGCCAGCCAATACACAAGCCTGTATTAGCGCAATAATCTCGGTCGAAATAGCTTGCTTAGTCTATTCATTGACTATCAAAACACTCACATTCCAGAGTAGGGCGGCATAATGCCAGTATATTTAGTTACAGGAAAATTGGGTTCCGGGAAAACGCTTGCGTGTGTATCCAAGATACAAATGTACTTGAACCGTGGCGCTAAGGTTGCTACCAACCTCGATTTGAATATGGACAAACTCGTATCCAAATGGAACAAAACAAGTGTTGTGTATCGACTTCCAGATAAGCCAGTTGTTGACGATTTGAACGCATTACCACAGGCATATGAAGGTGATTATGACGAAAGTAAGTCCGGTGCTTTAGTCCTCGATGAATGCGGCACATGGTTTAATACCCGTGGATTTAATGACAAATCACGCCAACCATTAATCAACAAATTGCTACATATTCGCAAGCTTGGCTGGGACGTTTTCTTCATTGTTCAGCATATTGAAATGATTGATAAACAGATACGCGAAGGACTTGGTGAGCATGTCGTTACATGCATGAGAGCAGACAGGTTGCCAATACCTGGTATTGGCTTATTTCTAAAAATGTTTTCTATATCAACACGCATGCCAAAACTACACATTGCCATTGTGAAATATGGCACCACACACAATGCGCCAGTTGTCGACCGCTGGGTCTATCGTGGAACTCACCTGTATGAAGCTTATGATACACGACAAGTCTTTGGTGCCTCTGATCAATCCATTAATCAACTGCTTATGCCTTACTACACGCATGGGCGCTACATTACAAAGGCCGAATATGCAAAACAACAATATAAAGCCGCGTTTCACAAAATCGCATCTATATTCAATAAAAAATTTATCATCTTATTGTCATTCATTACTTGTTTATTGGCTGGTGCACATAGACTCCAAGCTGGCACAACTGAACCACGAACTGGAGAACCCGCCACAGAACAAAAAGAACCACAACAAACCGAAGTGATTGATGTACATGTAGTTGGTTTTATTGGCATGACAAATGATTTTTTATATCTCATCGCCAGAAAAGACACCGGCGAAGTCATAGACATCGAACAAGCTGGCTACCAAATCCGCGCCATTGATTACTGCTCGGCTCGCCTCATTAAGTTTAACGTTTCACAAGTCGTTACCTGTGATAACCCAATAGCTATCCCAGCGTACGCGGTGAGCGCGGGCGCTGGGTAATGCTATTGGGATAAAACAATCCACAATTACGAATGGTTCTCATAATGTGACACGCAGATTATGTATAAAA